AAACAACTAAATACCTCACCCACTTATCCGTTCTCTCCCTTATTTTTCTTGCGTTTCTTCTTCTTCTTAAAATTTTTAGAGTTCTGAATTTCATCTTCAATCCCCGATACTTTTTCTTTAATAAGAACCATATCTTGTGACAGGCTGAATGTGCGCGAAAGCGTCCATCCCCCGAGGGCAATGAGAATAGCCAACAGCGCAGTAATAATTTTATCATTCATACTAGTTACAATTATCTTTGCTCAAGTCTATTGGCACTTCTTTAGTAAACCATACATAAGATGAAATCTTAGTTCCGTCTTGTGTGTATGTACATTTTTGCCCGAGTGAGCAAGAACTTAAAGCCACAAGTGCTAGTATCAAAAATAGTTTATTCATATTCCCCCTAATTATTGACATGATTCGCATTCTTCAGTCTCATCAACAACAAGACCTTCTGGCTCATCTTTTACTTCACGACATTTACAATTTTCACAAGTGCATACTCCGTATACATCTGAATGAAGTTCACCATCACAGTGACATTCGCAATTACAATTTTTACATTTTTTCATTATTTAGCTGCCTCAACACAAACAGAACAAGACTTTTTAAATCTTGAGTGTGTGTTACATTGAATTTTTTCGGGCTCAATTATCTTATCTTCAAGATATTGTGCCATCTTTGCTTCGTCTTCTAAATATTTTTCTTCTTCCTCTAATATAAGTTGTTCATCACATTTACAAAATTTACCAAATATTTTTTCTATTAGAGATTTTATCCATTTAATCATTTTTCTTTTCCTCAATATCGTAGAAGAACCTATCGGTATCTTCCGTTTTCCATTTACGTGTGTCTTCTACATTCCATTCAGAAGTTTGAACCTTCCAATCTGGTACTTCGTCTTTTACCGTAAACGAAGGTATATCCCAAAGGATACGATTATTAGGTTGTGCTGCATAATTTCCATCCTCTAGTGCGAGAATGTGTGCGCATTTATGTTCATGCGATATTTCAGAATGATCTGTATCTACTATATTACTCTCTGGGTGCGCCCAGTCAACTGTAAAAAGATATGCACCCGGATGTTTTTTCTTATCTTTTCCAAAAAACTTTCCAGATTGGCCGTCTAGGATATCAAAAGAAGTAACGCTAGGATAGTAACTGAAGCAATTCCATAGCTCCAGCTCATCAAGTCGCATCCCAGGAACTTGATTAACTTTAAATCCTCTTTGAATGAAAGCAGAGATCGGTAACCGATAGAATACAGCACCGTTTTCCATAATTGCATGAAAGAGTATAGGGCGCCCTGTAATCGATGCCAGGCCAAATATAATGCAGTCTTCAACTTCTCCATGGTGATCTTTGAGATCATAGAGATACTCTCTCCTGATCTGTGAATAAAGCACAGGAATGTTCGCATTTAGATAAGCCATCTCTCATAAATTATTTTAGTAAAAAGATTATTGCAATAACAGCTATAGCTATAATGATGGCTTTTTGCTTATTAGCTTTAGCCCATGTTATTGCTTTTTTTATATGGTTCATAGTTTTCTCCTATTTTTATAACGACAGTATATTATATATTTCTGCATCTATTTCAATTCTATTATCTTCATTTCTTATGAATAAAAGCTCTTTAATTCTCTTATTCAATGGCACCCCAATGCTTTCCAGACTCATAATCCACTTTATTAGGCACTTTAAGTTTAACTGTTTCTTCCATAATTTGTTTAACTTTGTCTGCTTGTTCTTTACTTTCTATAGATATATTTAATTCATCATGAATTTGTATTAACGGAATTATATTTTCTTTGTACAAATCAACCATTGCTTTTTTAATCATGTCAGCGGCTGATCCCTGTATTAATTTATTTAAAGCTTTGTACGTAAATGCACGTTTTAAAGGTTCATCATAATTTTTTCTTGCTTGTTCAAGAGGTAATGGTTTAAAGACTCCAAATTGAACAGGTTGCCATAAATCAAAATGACATGCTCGACCTAATAAGGTTCTAATTTTTCCTCGGTCATTAGCTTTACGAGAAACATTATCCATCAATTGTTTTACAAAGGGTGCTCGGGAATGATATTGTCTAATTAATTTTTCTGCTGACTCTTTCATTAATCCTAGTTCAGCCATTAATTTATTTTTACCCATTCCATACATCAAGCCTAAATTAATCGTCTTAGCTTGCTTGCGTTTTATGCCTGCCATCTCAGCCACAACCTTATGGAAATCGGCGTCTCCGGCCTTGTATGCCTCTACAATTTCATGAACTCCAGGTAAATTTTGCAGTTTTGCGTAATGTACTAAAATTCTGGGTTCCTGTTGAGAGTAGTCAAATGATCCCCATTTACAATTTTCTTCTGGAATAAATATGGATCTAATCAATGGACCTAATTCTGGATGACGTGCCGGAATTTGTTGTAGGTTTGGATTACTCATTGAGAATCTTCCAGTTACCGTTCCTCCTTGATCGGATCTAATTTGATTTATATCTGCATGTATTCTTCCCTTGTGCGCATGTTTAGTAATTGAATCTATAAAAGTTGAATGAGCTTTGTTTATTTCTCGTGCATCTGCAATTGATTGAGCAAGTTCATGAGGATGATTTTGTAAAAAGTTTTTTGTAAAACTTGGTTCATTGGATTTTGCAGTTCGATCGTAAGGTAATTTTAATTTGTCAAACGCTTTTGCGATAGAACGGGCTGCCATAATTTCTACATCAAAACCTATTAAGTCCTTGATTTTATTGAGTATTTTCTGCTCTCGCTCCATTAGATTTTTTTTAATTTTGTGAGCTTTTTCTAAATCAACTCTTACACCTTTAAATCTCATTTCAATTAGACACGGAAATAATTGTGTTTCTAATCTAAATATATCTATTAGTTCTTGATCATGTAATTCTCTATGAAGTCTTTGCCAAAGTTTTAAAGTTGCTTCCGCATCACGCTCTGCGTATTGACCTACAAACATTGCAGGTAATCTCCATAAATCTTTTTTAGGATCTACTCCATATTCTTTTGCGGCGTTGTAAAGAACTTTTTCATCTTTACCCAAGCCTCCATAATGTTTTGATAAAGCATTTAATTGATAGGACAATCTATTTTCATCGATTAAACTTGCAGCAATCATTGTGTCTACAATTTTACCTTTAATATTTATACCAGCTGCTTTTAACCAGCACACATCATACATTGCATTATGAAAAATAAATGTTGTGTATTCTTGACTGCACAAATCTTTTAACCAATCAATCACTAAAGTTCTATCCATATTGCCACCTTGTTCATGTTGAATAGGATAATAACCAGCCCACCCTTCAATCGCTAAAGAAACACCAGCAATATGTCCATTACCAATAACATTTCCTGATCCTAGTTCTTTTAAATCTGGATCATTTGTTTCTAAGTCTATTGCAATTTCTTTAACACCTTTTAAATTTTTTAATTCTTCAGGCATTACCCACTCAGTTTCTGGAGTGAATAAAGGTTGTTGAATCGTTCTCACTTATAGTCCCTTTCAATTATCATCTCAATAAAGTGAATTGCTTTAAGCAAATCTTGTTTTTTTCCTTTATGTGGATGACGGCATATATATTTTATAGCGCATCCCTCTGGAAAAAGCAATTTATTCTCGACGACAAATTTACTTGGCTGAATTTTAAATTTCTGATAATGTGCTCCACCGATTTGTTTATCCCATACACTCATAATATATAAGCTCGATCAAAATTTTTAGGATCTAATACATGCAATTCTTTTTTTGCTCGTGTGGCTCCGGTATAAAATAATCTATGTAATTCATCAGGATCATGACTAAAAGTTTCTAAAGCTGCATTAGTTACATCTTGCATTAATAAAACTTTATCTGCTTCACCCCCTTTTGCTCCATGGATGGTTGACATTATTATTCTAGGATTCTTATTTATTTTTTCACCATTCGCTCTCATATTTCTTATATAGTTTTCTGTCATAGTATCGAGGCCTTCAAATGCTTGATACCAAACCTTATCTGTAATCAATCCATGTTGTTCTTGACATTGTTTTAAAGTATATTTGTCATCAGAATGTAAGGTTTTACCTTTTTTGAATCCTGGTAATACGTTGGAACCTACATATTCATAAATGTTTTTTATTTCTAAGTGATTAAGATTAGCCCCTTTTCTCCATGCTTCCCAATTATTTAAAGCTAATAAAAGTTTTAGAGATACTGAATTAGTACCTCGATATTGATAGTACCATCCTTGAATTTCACATAAATCTTTGGCATCATCTAAAAAATGATTAGCTGAAGATAAAATTAACCAATTACCTTCTGACATATCAACTTGAGTTATGTCTGAATATCTTTTTAAGATTCCTTCTTCCGGTCTAGGTTTATAAATTTTATTAAATCTTTTTTCTACTTTATTTATTATTTTTTGTGAGAGTTCATGTATGGGTCCACCAGGTATTCTATAAGATTGATCTAAAGTTTTAATGTCATCAACTTCTTCTTTTAAAGCTATGAAGTGATCAACATCAGCACCAGCCCATTTAAATATAGCTTGATCATCATCACCCGCGATATAAGTTTTTTTGGCATTGGCCCAAATACAACGAACCATATCCCATTGAAGAAGTGATAAGTCTTGTGCTTCATCTATAAATAAAACTTCAAAACTTGGATGCACTTCTTTATGAATAAAGTCTTCTAATAAATCTGTAAAATCTTTTAAGCTTTTTTCTTTTTTAAATTTTTTTAATTCTTCCGAAAGTAAATATAAAGTATTTCTTTCTATATCTAATATATTTTGTCGTGAATCATAATATTCTAATAGATCCATACGCTTCACTCGGGCTGTATTAATAATGGTGAGATATTCATTATCACAATTAAACGTTCCATCATCATTAGAAAAAGAAGCTGTCTTAAGAGCAAAGAAAA